TACTTAGTTTTAATCAGCCAACAGAGTTAACTAACTTCTGTTATGATGCATCTTCAGAAGAAGAATGGATATTTAAAACTCCACAAACTGTAAGAAACTGTATTAATAAAGCTGAGAAAACAGGATTAGTAGTAAAGGATAAGGATAATAAAAAAATTATTAGTTTAAATCCAGATCTGAAAATACAAACAGATGGTAATATATTATTAGATTACAAATTTTTTGGTCAGAATGATACCCAAGAAAGCATCTAGTTTATATAAGCAAGTGGCTGAAGATCTAGATATAGAACAGACCTTGGTAGAAAACTTTATTGATTTTTACTACAAAAAAATAAGAGACTGTATGTCCAACTTAACCCACCCAAGAATTAACATAGATGGTTTGGGTCAATTTATTACAAGAACTTCTGCAGTAAAAAAATCTATATCAAGAATTAAAAAGTCACTTGAAAACCATGACACATCAACATTTGGTGCATATTTTAACAAGAAAAGAATTGAGTTAAAACTAGACCTCCTTGTAGTACTAGAACAGAAGATTCTGTTAGAAGAAAAAAGAAGAGAAACTTTTATAAAAGAAAAAAATGAAAAATACACTAAAACTAATCTGGGACAACCGGAAACAGATAATTGAGGGTATAACTAATTCTGTAATCCGGGATGAGACAGTAGAAGAAATAGCAAGATTAAGATTCTCTATCTGTGATGAGTGTGAACACAAAGGTAGAAAGTGTGCTGTAAAAGGTACTGCTCCTTGTTGCAATGAATGCGGGTGCTCACTTAATTTTAAAACAAGATCCTTATCATCAGAATGTCCATTAGGTAAATGGGAAGCTCTTACTACTGAAGAGATAGAAGATAAGTTAGATGAACTTAAAGATTAATAGTATGAATATAGATCCAAATAAATATTATGCAGATGGAACATTAGTTCAAGATCCTAATAAAGTTATTGCTACAAATCCTGCAAATAGCTATAATACAAGATTAAATGGTATATGGAGTCAGATACAAGATGCAACTCCATCAGTTACATCAACAAGTACATTATCAGAAATTCTAGGTAGACTAGAAAGGGTAGAACTTGAGAATAAGTTTTTAAGACTTAAGATAGCTTGCATGGAAGGTAAGTTTAATCAAGAAGAAGTAAGTAATATCAGGAAGATGCTTATGTCTGAAGATGATGCATCAGTTTTATTAGCTAACACAATTATAGAGAATGCATGAAATGGGTAGAACTAGAATCCCTAATGACTGATGGTATTGCTCCTCAAGGAAGACAAATATCCATTACAACTGGTGCTGCAGGAGCAGATTATCTTAAACATGCAATGGCAGTTGAAAATGCTGTAGGGTTTGTTGAATGGATGGAAGAAAAAAAGAGTATAGAACCTGAAACAGCAAAAAGTTTAATTACCATGTTGAGATCAAAAGACATGGATAATTTTAACATAGCAATACTTGCTATAGAACAATTAAAGAAATGAGTATAGTATTTAATGCAGCAGATCATAGCTATAAAAGCTTGAGTTCAGAAGAAAACATTAGCTGGACTAGTGTTACCTCTGTAGTATCAGCTTTTAAAAAACCTTTTGATGCAAAAAAAACTGCAGAGAAAGTAAGCAAAAATAAAAAGTCAAAATGGTTTGGCATTGATCCGGTATTAATACAACAGATATGGACTAATGAAGCAGACAGATCTACTACCTTAGGTACATGGTACCATAACCAAAGAGAAGATGACTTATGCTCTTTAGCTTCAATAGAAAGAGAAGGAGTTACTATACCTGTATTTAAACCATCTGGTGAGAATAATGGCATAAGAGTAGCACCTAATCAGAAACTAGAACCAGGCGTGTATCCAGAACATATGGTCTATCTTAAGTCAGCAGGCTTATGTGGCCAATCAGATTTAGTTGAAGTAGTCAATGGTAAAGTAAATATCACTGACTACAAGACTAATAAGAAGATAGATACGGAGTCATATGTAAACTGGGAGGGTATTCCAGATAAAATGCTACCACCAGTAGATAGCTTAGATGACTGCCATTTCTATCACTATGCTTTACAATTGAGTATTTATATGTATATTATATTAAAGCATAACCCTAAACTAAAACCTGGAAGAATATTTATACATCATGTTATATTTGAAGTAGAGGCTGAAGATAACTGGGGATACCCTGTAACTAAGAAAGATGAAAATGGAGATCCAATAATAAAAGAAGTTATACCAATTGCTGTACCTTATTTAGTAGATGAAGTGCAGGCTATTATTCACTACATGAAAGATAACCCAATTAAAAAGAAATAATGATAGTTAAGCTATTTGAAATACAAAACAATGTAGTAATACCAACTGAGCACTGTTATACCTTAAAGGCACTTAAAGATATTATGGATGATTATCCAGAAGATTACCTTAAGATATATCAGTATCTATTCTACATGACATGTCCTAATCCAGATATGAATCCATTCTTCTATACACCAGATATAGATAAAGAGAATTTAATCATGCAGCAGATAGAAGGTGAGTTCTCAACAGAAGATGATGCAGTATTTACTGCACTTAAATTCTGTGAAAGAATGTATGAAACACCAACATCCAGAGCATATAAAGGTATTGCATCCATGTTAGATAGATTAGCAAGATATATGGAAGTAACTACTATCACTGCAGGTAGAGATGGTAATATAAACTCTCTCATTAGTGCAGCTAAAAACTATGAAGCCATTAGACAGTCTTTCAAAGGTGCTTATAAAGATCTTCAAGAAGAACAGCAAAGTAAAGTAAGAGGTGGACAAGGACTAGCATATGACATGTAATGAGTGAAATTTATCAAAACATACCAACCTATGACAACGGAAACTGGACAACCACAAGTTTTGAATCCAGAGAAGAGTTCAGCAACTTTATCTTTGGAGTATTTAAAGAACCAGGTAAGTACAACTTCAATGAAACTACCAATAGAGTTTTCATATCTGAGTCACTTAAATTCAAAAAAGATGGAGTATATACTACAGCTCCATTCAAATCAAAAGACTATATAGCTTATTGGGATGACCAGAAAGCTAAATGCCGCAAGGGTGTAATAGTTAAAGATAAAGATAACACATGGTTTGTAGCTAGAGAATACTACATGTGGTTAAACTTCTTACCCATCTTTGACAAAGAGATACAACAGTTTGGCTTTGCTAAAATCAGGGATGCTCAGTATCATATGGCTTTATATGAGTTGTTAGCAGAACTTAATTACAAACACTCAGCTATCTTAAAGAAAAGGCAGATAGCATCTTCTTACTATCACATGGGTAAGTTTATAAATCAGCAATGGTTTGAGGCCGGGGTTACTCTCAAGATGGGAGCTAGTCTTAAAGACTATATTAATGAGAAAGGATCCTGGAAGTTTTTACAAGAATATGCTGCATTCTTAAATGAACACACAGCATGGTATAGACCTATGTCTCCGGACAAAGTAATGATGTGGCAACAGAAGATTGAAGTAAGAAAAGGAGATAGAAAAACAGAAGTTGGTCTTAAAGGTACTATACAAGGTATGTCATTTGAGAAAGATCCAACAAATGGTGTAGGGGGTCCAGTTAAATACTTCTTCCATGAGGAGGCTGGGATTGCTCCTAAGATGGATCAGACATATGAGTACATGCGCCCGGCCATGAGATCTGGGCTTATTACTACAGGAATGTTTATAGCTGCAGGATCTGTGGGTGATCTATCACAGTGTAATCCACTGAGAGATATGATCCTTAATCCATTATCTAAAGATGTGTATGCAGTAGAAACTAATCTTATAGATGATAAAGGCACTCAAGGTATGTCAGGTTTATTTATTCCTGAACAGTGGTCTATGCCTCCTCACATAGATACTTATGGTAATTCACTTGTAGAAGATGCATTAAAAGCATTAGATGAGCAGTTTGATAAATGGAAGAAAGAACTAAACCCGGAAGACTACCAGCTTAGGATATCTCAGCATCCAAGAAACATTAAAGAAGCATTTGATCATAGAACAGTATCTGTATTTCCTACCCACTTACTTGCAGCACAAGAAAGAAGAATAGAAGAAAAAACCTATGGATATGAGTTCTTAGATATTAGCACAGATGAGAATGGTAAACCTGTAGTTATGCCTACAAATAAAAGACCTATATCTGAGTTCCCAATATCTAAAAAGACAGAAGATAAAACAGGAGTATTGGTAGTATGGGAAAGACCGGTTAAAGATGCAGAGTTTGCTAAAACATATTATGCATCTATTGACCCGGTGTCTGAAGGAAAGACAACTACCTCAGAATCACTATGTTCAATATATGTAATGAAAGCTCCAATTCAAGTAACTAAGGTTACTGGTGTTGAAACAGAGACATATGTAGAACAGGGTAAAATAGTGGCTGCATGGTGTGGTAGATTTGATGATATAAATAAAACTCATCAAAAGCTAGAGTTAATTATAGAATGGTACAATGCCTGGACACTTATAGAGAATAACATATCTCTATTTATTCAGTACATGATATCCAGAAAAAAACAAAAGTACCTAGTACCTAAAGGTCAGATTATGTTTCTAAAAGATCTTGGATCCAATGCTAATGTATTTCAGGAGTATGGTTGGAAAAATACAGGTACTCTTTTTAAGGCACACCTTCTTAGTTATGCTATAGAATATTGTAAAGAGGAAATAGATGTGGAAACAAAACCAGATGGTACAATAGTAAGAACAAAATATGGTATAGAAAGACTTCCTGATCCTATGCTAATTAAAGAAATGAGAGAATATGCAGATGGAGTCAATGTGGATAGGCTGGTTTCCTTTGCTGCTCTTGTTGCATTTATGAGAATACAGGAAGCAAATAAAGGCTATCCAAAAATAACAATCATGGATGATGTGGCCAAAAACTTGCAAAAGTCAGAAAATTTGTTTAAATTAAATAAGAGTCCATTTAGACACATGGGAGGTTCTGGTAATTCATTAAGTAAAGGGTTTACAAGATCACCATTTAAAAATATAAAGTAAAGTATTATGCAAATTATAAACGCATTACAAGCTAAGGCTGGAGCCAAGACTCAAAGTAACAGAATGGGTACTATTACCCAACCATTGCAATTTTTACCTAAAAAGGAAAAAGATGAAGAATGGGCTGCTTGGAATCTAGACTGGCATGAATGGCAAGGTCTTAAGCAAATCCGGAGAAATGCTAGAAGACTTATGAAAAACTATAAGCTTGCCAAAGGTATTATAGATAAATCTGATTACATAATTGAAGAAGATAATGACTACAGAGATATTGTAGAGATTCTTACAAAAGAAGATGCTTCAGCATTGGAGTTAAAGTTCTATCCAATCATACCAAATGTTATTAATGTTCTAGTAGCTGAATTTGCAAAAAGATCCAGTAAGGTAACATACCGTGCTATGGATGAGTTATCTTATAATGAGATGCTTGAGCAAAAAAGAAAGATGGTAGAAGAAACACTTCTTTCTGATGCACAAATGAAAATTCAAGCAGCTCTTATAGAACAAGGTATGGATCCAGAGTCTGAAGAGTTTCAACAAGAAGTAAGCCCGGAAAAACTTAAATCATTACCAGAAATAGAAATGTTCTTCCGCAAAGACTATAAGTCCATGGTGGAAGAATGGGCTACTCATCAGCACAAAGTTGATGTAGAAAGATTTAACATGGATGAACTTGAAGAGAGAGGTTTCCGTGACATGTTAATTACAGATAGAGAGTTCTGGCATTTCCGGATGATGGAAGATGATTATGAAGTAGAGTTATGGAACCCTGCTATTACATTCTATCACAAGTCTCCAGATGCTAGATATATATCACAAGCAAACTGGGTAGGTAAAACAGATATGATGACCCCATCTGATGTTATAGATAGATATGGTTATATAATGTCTGAGGAACAATTAGCAGCTCTAGAAGCTGTATATCCTATTAGATCTGCCGGTTATAATATTGGTGGTATGCAAAATGATGGTAGTTTCTATGATGGGACTAAATCTCATGAATGGAATACCAACATGCCATCTTTAGGATACCGTCAGTATACCACAGCTATGACAGGTAATGTACTTGAAGGAGGTGATGTTATTACACAAATACTTTCTGAAGGAGAGGATTACTATGACCAGGGTACTGCATACTTACTAAGAGTATCTACTGTATATTGGAAATCTCAAAGAAAAGTTGGGCACTTAACTAAGATATCAGAATCTGGAGAAGTATTTAATGATGTTATTACAGAAGACTATAAAGTAACTGACAAACCAATTTATGATACTAGACTTATCAAAAACAAAAGTAAAGATAATCTTGTATATGGTGAGCATATAGATTGGATATGGATTAATGAAGTATGGGGTGGTGTAAAGATTGGACCAAACATTCCATCTTTCTGGGGTATGAACAACCCTGGAGGTTTTGCTCCAATATACCTAGGTGTAAATAGAAATAAAATAGGACCTATTAAGTTTCAATTTAAAGGTGATAATACTCTATATGGTTGTAAACTTCCTGTGGAGGGCGCAGTTTTTTCAGACAGAAATACTAAGTCTACTGCTCTTATTGACTTAATGAAGCCATACCAGATTGGATACAATATAGTTAATAACCAGATAGCGGATATCTTAGTAGATGAGCTTGGTACTATAATCATGCTTGACCAGAATACTCTTCCTAGACACTCATTAGGAGAAGACTGGGGTAAAGGAAACTTAGCTAAGGCATATGTAGCAATGAAGAATTTCCAGATGTTACCATTAGATACTTCTATTACAAACACTGAGAATGCATTAAACTTCCAACACTTCCAAAAACTAGACCTATCTCAGACAGAAAGGTTAATGACAAGGATCCAGTTGGCTAATCACTTTAAGCAACAAGCTTATGAAGTAATAGGAGTAAACCCACAAAGGATGGGGCAACAAATAGCACAGCAAACTGCTACTGGAATAGAACAAGCTGTATCAGCTTCCTATGCTCAAACAGAAGTATTCTTTATACAACACTGTGATTACTTAATGCCAAGAGTACATCAGATGCGTACTGACTTAGCACAGTATTATCATTCAACAAAACCATCTTCTAGATTAACATATATTACTTCTGCAGATGAAAAAGTTAATTTCCAAATTAATGGTACTGATTTACTTATGCGTGATCTTAATATTTTTGTCAGTACTAATGCTAATCATAGAGCTGTACTTGAACAGTTAAAGCAAATGGCTATGCAAAACAATACTACCGGAGCTTCTATATATGACCTAGGTAGAGTAGTACAATCTGATTCTATTGCACAACTTAATACTGTACTTAAAGATTCTGAAGCTAAAGCACAACAAGCTAAAGAAATGGAACTACAAAGTCAACAACAAATGCAAGAAGAACAACTTCAAAAACAACAAGAAATTGAGAAGATGAAGATTGATGCCGTTGCTGCTGAGAAAGAGAAAGACAGACAAAGAGATATCTTAGTTGCTGAAATTAGAGCAGCTGGTTACGGATCAACAGTAGACCTTAATCAAAATCAACAATCAGACTTTGCAGACCAGATGTCAGAAATAAGAAAGTCTGAGGAGTTCCAATCTCAAGTTAACTTGCAAAACCAAAAAGAGAGTAACAGAATGACTATTGATAGAGATAAAAATAATATAGAAAGAGAGAAGTTACAAGTGCAAAGAGAGATAGCTGATAAGCAATTACAGATAGCTCAGACTAATAAAAATAAGTTTGATCAGAAAAATTCTAAAGAAAAGAAATAACCTTTAGCCATATAATGCAAAATTTTTATTTCTGATCTTTTAAATTTATCAAGTTTATTTTGTATATTGAAGTATAACATAAAACCAACAACAATGACCAATGAGACACAAAACCTCAATGATGAGGTAAAAGACTCTACAACGGTAGAGCAAGTAGATGTAAATATTGATGAGATCTTTGGAACACCTGGTGCTGATAGCATAATGCTTCCATCAGATGGTAAAGAAGATGATAAACCAAAGTCTATGTTCTCTAAGGAAAATATAGACACCACGTTCCTTGACACACCTGCAACTCCTGAAGAAAAACAGGAAGCTGCAGAAAAGAAAGCAGAAGTTGAAGAAACAATAGCTGAGCTTGATGGATTGATATCCCAAGAAGAAGAAGCTGGTAACAAAGGAAGACCTAAAGTTGATAAGTCAGGTCTTTATGAGTTAGCTCAAAAAATGATTGAAGATGGTGAGTTAATGCCATTTGATGATGAAAAGCCTTTAGAAGAATATACTACTAAAGATTTCAGAGAGTTATTTGAAGCTAACTTTAATGAAAGAGAAGCTAAGGTAAGAGAAAACACACCAAAAGAATTCTTTCAGTCATTACCAGAAGAACTTCAGATTGCAGCTAAATATGTAGCTGATGGTGGACAAGACCTTAAAGGATTATTTAGAACACTAGCTCAAGTAGAAGAAATGTTTGAGTTAGATCCAGATAATGAAGCTGATCAAGCAGAAATAGCAAGACAGTATCTTTATGCTACTAACTTTGGAACAGCAGAAGAAATTGAAGCTGAAATTCAAGATTGGGCTGACTTAGATAAACTAGGACAAAAAGCAAACCAGTTTAAACCAAAGTTAGACAGAATGCAAGAAGAGATTGTTGCAAGACAGCTTGCTGAGCAAGAACAAAAGAAAGTACAGCAAGAGAGTGCAGCAAAAGCATATACAGAAAATGTATATAATACACTTGCAAAAGGTGAAGTTGGTGGAGTTAAGTTAGATAGAAAGATTCAAAGCTTACTTTACTCTGGATTAGTTCAACCTAGTTATTCTTCAATTTCTGGTAAACAAACAAACTTACTTGGACACTTACTAGAGAAGTATCAGTTTGTAGAACCAAGACATGATCTTATTGCTGAAGCACTTTGGTTACTTGCAGATCCAAATGGATACAAGGCTAAAGTAAAAGAACAAGGAAGTAAAGCAGCAGTAGAAAAAACTGTAAGACAGTTAAAGACAGAAGAGTCAAGAAAACTTACATCATCACCAACAAGAGATGAGGAAGATGAAAGAAGAAGACCAACTGCAAAACAAACACAGCAAAGAACAATCCCAAGAACAAATAACTTGTTCAAGAGATTTTAATTAAATAGTAACAAATAAAAACAAATAAACAATGGCAACTCCAGTTTTAAACAATGGTATATTTCTACGGGATACCGCGTACAATGCTACGTCACATGTAGACTCTTACCACTTGGTTAACATGTTGAAAGATGCAGAACCAATGGATTTAGGTCCAGTGGACCTTTGGGCAATGGCTCAAAAGGTAGAAATGCCTCTTTACCAAATGTCTAGCTTTGGTGGTAAAAATGTAATTATGGTTGATAATGCTCGTGGTGAGTATAGATGGCAGACTCCAGTGTCTGTGGATCTACCTTACATCCTTGAGGATATTGAGCCAGAAAACAACTTTAAAGGTATTGAAGGAACAACCTTCCGTATCAAGCTTAACAGACGTGAGTTTGGACATGGTGATATCATCACTTATGACAAATATAACGGAGTTGAGATGTACATTACTGCTGAAGATATCCTTCCATTAGGAGATGGATACATCTATACAGTACAGTTGGTAAACAATGACAACTTTAAATACTTGGATAACAAGTACTTGGCTAATGGTACTAAAGTTTTCCGTAAAGGTTCTGCCCGTGGAGAATATGGTGAAAGATTTTCAGATATCACAACAAGAACAGGATTCCGTGAATTCTATAACTTTGTTGGTGGTGCTGAAGCTCACGTACATTATTCTATCTCTAGCCGTGCAGACTTGATGATCAAAGGTGGAATGAATGCAGATGGTACTGTTCCTGTAACAGAGATCTGGAGAACATTTGACAAAAACATTGATCCATCAATCACATCTTTAGATGACATGGTTAAAGTATTAGGAAAAGATAAAGTTAAACGTGCATTTGACAACGGAGACTTATCTAGAACTTTCTTAACTACAATGGAAGCAGCTCACCTTTCTAAAATTGCAACTGATATTGAGACTTACTTAATGTGGGGACAAGGAGGTAGAGTACGTCAAGATGGTCCAGATGATCTAAGATTATCTGTGGGTCTTTGGAAACAGTTGGATAACTCATTCAAAAGAGTATACAACAAAAATAACTTTACATTGGATTTATTCCGTGGAGAGATCTACAACTTCTTCAATGGTAAAGTTGAGTTCCAAGGTCCAGATCCAAAAAGATCTTTAGTAGTTCAAACTGGTATGGGTGGTATGAGAATGGTAAATGAAGCTATCAAGCGTGAGGCTGTATCTTCAGGTTTACTTATTCAGGCTGCTGATATTGGTGCTATCACTGGTAAAGGTATGGACTTGAACTTTGGATTTGCTTATACTTCATATGTAATTCCATTCTTGGCAAATGTTAAGTTTGTTCTTA